GGTTCTCAGCCTATAGGCTGGGAAGTTCTAGATTCTCTAGAGCTTTGACTGGTACATAGGCCCGAAATGGGTGTATGTAGATCGTCAGGATTGATGCTTGAGGCGTATCAACCTGGCACATCATGTGAATTTATCGCCTCCATAGAAAATGGAGGTAATCACATGGGAATACCAAGAGAACGCAGCGATTCGTTTGACAATCGCATCACGCAGACAGGGCAAGTTCAAGCCTTGAACTACGTGGGTACTTTGGCCGAACCACACAAGACCGTCTTGGGAACGATTTACCCACAGACGAATGAGTATGGTCGGTACGGTACCAGCGCAATGTCAGATATCGTGACGCCGGATTACAAAAGTCGGTCAGCTCGGGGTGATATTATAAATAACCCCATGACCTCTGAAGTAATCGAATACACGTCGTCGCCCTTAGGCTATGCCCGTATCGCACAAGTTGGTAAACGTGTGGACGGGACGCTCTGGGGTGCTGTTTACTCAGGTGACTCTGCAATGACCGATGAGGCATTGCAACCCTTGTATACAGGATTCGGTGAATCCTATTGGGCATCAGAAAATCAAAGTCTTGTTGACTTTGCTGTCACGCAGGCTCACGCGAACGCGAGTTCGTCTGAGCTAAGTGTCCTGATGGTTGCCGCAGAAGCAAATAAATCCGTTGCCTCCATGGCGCAGATCTCGTTACGCGCTTTCAAGATATTTAAGGCCATCAAAAAACTTGACCTTAAGTACCTGAAGAAGCAAATTTCGAGAGATGAACTTATGGATAGGTATATGGAAATGCGCTATGCACTTCGCCCGTTGTTGATTGACGCTAAGGGTCTCCAGAACGCTCTGATAGTATCGGAGCACTACGGATCTCTACGTCAAACTGCACGGGGTTTTGCTAGCAAAAGCTGGTCCTACTCAGACGAAGTGACTGCGCTCGGCGCCGGCGGTGAAACTATTACCGTAGCCCGTTCGTGGTCAGCTACAACTGAAGTAAGAGCAGGAGTGTTGTGCGACATTGAAACTTCACGCACTAGTGTGTGGGGTTTGGATCAGTGGATCGAGACGGCCTGGGAAATTGTTCCCTTTTCGTTCATCCTCGACTGGTTCGTCAACGTTGGCGACACGATAGCGGCATGGACGCCCTCAGCGGGTATCCGTGAACGCGCCTCATGGGCCTCGGTTGAAACAACTGCCGTGGCACAAAATTCGCTGGTTAGCATGGAACATATAGGTGGCCATTCGTCATTTAACTATGACTGTGGCATCTCGCACCTGGGACAGAAGAAGTCCCATAAAGCGACCTATAAGTCTCGTATTGTTAACCCAACATTGAGCACCTATCCTCACATTAACGTGAATTTAGATGTGTTCAAACTCACTGACCTTGCGATTATTACGAGTAAGCTTTTTGGCTTACGAAAGTAGTCGCGAACATGACTCAAGGAGTCCTATTATGCAACCAGAACAGATTACCCTGCAAGTCGACCCTAACAACGATGCTATAATTGTAGCAGAGGTGTATGATCGGTTACTGCAAGACAACAATCGTACTGTGTACGTCGGCGTTAATCACGCCAGCGAAGCGCGCGATACTATTACATTGTATCGTACGTTCCCCACGAAATCCGGTAATTTTAAAGGAGTTGAGAAGACAGCTGTGAAGCTGACTTTCGATGAAAGCGTTGAGGGTGTGGATTCTACCACCACTCTGACCGCTCCATTCATCGTTGACATCTCGATCTCGTCACCGGTGGGTGTGCTCGCTGCCAATCAAAAGAAGGCAGTCATGCGTGCCGTATCCGTCCTCATCAATGATGGTGTTAGGGACGATCTGCTCCAAAAGCAAATGGTCTGAGAAAATGCAGTTTTCTGATTTTCTTGGAACCATTGTAGCCTTTTTCACTGAGCTACAAGCTTTTGTCGTCAACCTAATAAAGGTTGGCAGTTGAGTTAGACCGAACCTTACGTCCATCGGAGATCACACATGAAAATTGTGTCAAGACGGAAACGATCGCGTAACCCGAGGGAAAACCTCCGGGTGAGCATTCCAGCAGATTATGGCTGGAGGACGCTCCACAAACTAGTGGAGGACCTTGAACACCTCCTCGAACCTAACGACTTAATCAGGGTACGACGGATAATCAGAAAAAGAGATTACCAGGAGTACCTTGCGTTAGGAGAGGATTGGGGACCACAGAGTATAACCTCCAGTGATATCATGCCGGTAGTAATATCGGCACGGTATCAGGTGGTCGCGCTTTTGAAGAAGTATCGATTCGCCTCTGGCGACGCTATGCGTCGTGAGACCGCCCTTAAGAAATTTCGGGAGGCTGACTTTACCTGTTGGAAGTATAATCTTCGTGATTATCAACAGCTGGGTAAGGTAGAAGACGAGAAGATGCTAGACGCGTTAAAACATACACGCGCTTTTCTTCAGGAGCTGTTGGGATTTTCTCCTCCCAACACAGCAGGCATGACACTTTGGTCGCGTCATGGACCGGGGGCTAACCTCGACACTAAGTCGGGCCGCACGTCTAAATACTTTAAGTATTCTGACTGGCCTTACTCGTGCACGAGGAGAGCTATCCCGTTGGCACGGGCTGCTATTTCGGATGACCCGAGGTGGCTAGGGGCGCTTGAAGACAGTTATCGTCATAGAGAAGGAATTCCTATGCACGCTATCTTGAATCAAGATCGCTTCTGGTCCACCGTTTTTAAGGTCGTACCTGGCAACCGTATCGCCTTTGTTCCCAAGAGCGCTCTTACAGACCGCTCTATCGCAATTGAGCCAAGTATGAATCTGTGGCTTCAGTTAGGAGTTGATGGTTACATCCGTAAGCGTTTATTACGCTGGGGTGTAGATATTGATGATCAATCGAAGAACCAGAGAATGGCTCAAGTTGGCTCCCAAGAGTGGGAGAGTCCAGAAAATTTCGTAACACTGGATTTAGCGGCAGCGTCTGACAGTATTTCTGTTGAGATCTGCCAACAATTGCTACCAACGCTATGGTTCGACCACCTCATGAAGTTAAGGTCCCCGGTTGGGGTCCTGAACAACGAGACTATCCGTTACGGAAAAATTTCGTCCATGGGAAATGGTTTCACCTTTGCGCTCGAAACAGCTTTGTTCGCCGGTATTGTTTATGGCGTTCAGAAGAGTTTCGAGGGACGCTATGACAGGGATAAGTGCGCGATCTACGGTGACGATATAATCGTCACTAATACGATTGCAAAACCCGTGATAGCGATGTTACAGTTGTGCGGCTTTACCATAAATTCGGAAAAATCCTTTTTGTTTGGACCGTTCCGAGAATCATGTGGTGCCGACTTCTATAACGGAACATCTGTACGGCCTGTCTTTTTAACCACCCCACCGACGTATGTGATGGGCTTGTGGACCGATATCAATCGGTTACGCAGGATCCTATCCCTACGATTTCAAGTGGAAGAATCAAAGACCGAATCCTGGCTGGTTAGGTTTATTCCGGATAAATACCGGAATGTAACCGGGCCGTGCTCGGATGAAGACTTTGATTCGTACCTCCATGTAAATGAGCCGGCAAATGCCGTCTACAAATACTGGATGTGGAAGTGGAGACGTTTGGTAATTTCACCAAAGCCTGCGAAGGGTGAGAGCTTTCTATTCCGAAAGCTCATGCACGATTTGCGGGACCAGGCCCTTGCTCCTAGACTTTTCACTCGGTCCCGTAAGACGGGCTTAGTGGTCTCTAGGAAGCAAACTACAGTCGGAGGTGTATTCACTATAACACGGGATTTTTCCGTGACAGTGAGCCACACCCACTCCGTCGCCGATATTTGGCGATCAGAGTACAACGAGGAGGCAACCTTGGCTTGACAGCCAAACTTGTCCTCACCGTCAACCCCACGTAAAGG